AATCAGCTAAAGGGACTTTCATAAGAAAAAACCCTACACTTTTAAAATTACTTAGAAAACTTAAAATCAATACAAATGAAACTTGGGATAAAATACTGGCAGATGGTGGTAGTGTTCAAGGTCTATCTGAGCTTGACGGGGTTGTGGTTGGACCACACGATGTACCGGCTAAAGACGTTTTTAAAACGTTTAAAGAGATCAATCAGCTCGAACTAGTAAATCAAGCTGGTATACGACAACAGTACATAGATCAGTCCGTTAGTTTAAACCTAGCGTTTCCTAGTGTGGCTACACCTAAATGGATCAATCAAGTTCATATGTCAGCATGGAAGAAAGGTATTAAGACCTTGTACTATACTAGAACTGAATCAGTGCTTCGCGGTGATATAGCACAACAAGCTATGAGTGAAGATTGTATTGCCTGTGATGGATAAAAACAATGAAGGGGACCTCGTTTGAGATCCCCTTCGGTTACAGGAACTTTTGGGTATGGTACGCCCAGTTATCTTTGTTCCTTATTTTTTACAGACACACTCTGCTACTGGACAGTCTTTTACGTTAACAATTAATTTAGACACTAACCAGTTCCATTTACACATTAGCTTGCACCAGCAAGCCTGCATCCATAATCCTAATTTTACTAATAATTTTCCCATAATTTAATCGTTTTCTTCTTGTCTTAATTTAAGCTGCCCATTTACGCATTCATACTCTTGTATCTCCGCATTAAACTCTTTTAAGTTTTGAGCTGGAGTAATAGGCTTTTCATATTTTTGCATTTTACCATCAACTCTTTTTACTGATGTTTTTGATTTTCTTTTCATGTACTCAGCTTTTTTCTTTGCTTTTGCTTCTGCACATTTATCCTGATAAAACGGTGATCTACTTCTCATGATTTTTTTGATTTATTTTTTTGACAAAAGTTTCTAGCTGCTTCTACGCTACCGAAACCCCACTTTTTTAGTGCCATTGCTTTTTTAGTTGGTTCGCCTTTAGCATTTTTCATTGCTCCAGCCATACCAGCAAATCTACAAGCAAATGACACTCTTCGCTTGTTAGTTCCTTTTGTAAGTCTCTTACCTAATTTCTTACCGGTTTCAGATGTATACTCTGACCGCATTTTTCTATTCTGCTTTTCGTAAGCTTTTTCTTTTATGTTTACTGGTGATTTCATATTAATATGTCCAAATTACATTTTGTGATTTATCTTTGTCGATGTCTACGTGTATAAAAGTGCTAGCAACACCTATACGATTAAAACCTACCTCTATCAACGCTGTAAGCATTTCAAATCTATCATTAGATCTTACGCATGCCTACATCAATTGCTAAGCCTTTTAAATGCGAAGATGAATCAACACCACCAACTTTACGGTTGTGAGACTCAGTTCTGTATCCACTAGTTACACGTATAGGCTTACCATATATCTCACGAGCTTTGTCTATCATATCTAAAAGCTCAGGATCCATAAGCTGACCACTACCTTGTATATCAGGTGAATCAAATTCTTCGTAATTAAAGTATTTCATTCTTCTTCTTTTTTAATATTTATCCACTTAGAAATGGTATAGCCAATAGTTATTAGTAGTAATACAATTTTCAAACCGTCTTCTATTTGTGTAAAGGTTGTAACGCCTAACGCCCCTGCGTTCATAGCGTATAGTTTAATATCTGATAAACTCATTTTATTCTCCGCATTTTTTTGATGGATCATCTACTCTTCTCCAATCTTCTTTTTCAAACCAGTCTCTGAGTGTAGCTCCTTTTTTACGAGCGCCTTTGACATTTGTCTTAGACGATCTTTTATATTTACCCTTTGCGCCAGCGGATTTTTTAGAGTTAACTAGCTTTTTTCTCTCCTCTTTACTCATGCTTCTTATTTTAGAAGCAGGCTAAGCAAGGTTTTAGTTGTACCACCACCTTTTTGTTTATTAAGTGGAGATCTTTTTTCTTCTGCATGAGCTAAGCCTACTTTGTTACCATCTCCTTTACCAGAAACAGCAGCAGTTCTATTGCGCATCTTATTCCAAGGTTTTGAGTGCATAACTGTAGCATCGCAATGCATCATAGGTGTTTTTTGTGAATATGCCATTACTTTTTCTTTTTACCTCCGAACTTACCAGGTCCACCAGCTTTAGTACATCTTACGCCCCAGCCTGAAGCATAAGCACTAGGCCAAACTTTAAATTTCTTTTTTGCAGCAGCTTTACATGCTGAACTTATTTTACCGTATAAAGGACTATTTGCCATCTTTTTTCTTTTTTTGTAATGCGATTATTTTTTTAACTCTGTCTTCTTCGTAACGAAGTTTTTTAATTTCAGCTCTTGTTAAACCTAAATCTAATAACATCTGTTTTTGTTGAACTGTACTTGTTTCTTTTTTCATATTAGAAACATCTAAATCATATTGCTGCCCTGGTGTTAAAGGCTTTACAGGATCAAATCCTCCGTAATAACCAAGCCCAACATCCCATGTTGACCAGCCTAAGGCTAAAGCTACTTTTTGCCATTTTTCAGACTGCTCACTCATTATACCTCTAATATTGTTTAACTTAGATATAGCTCTGTCAAGAGGTAGATTAGTTAAACCAGATATAACTTGAGCTCCTGCTAAATAAGCTGGATTATCAAGACTAAAACCTTTTTCGTCCATAGTTTTTCTTTCCCAAGTAAAAGTGTTAGCTGCTGATCTTAGTTTTCTAAATTTAGAATCTAGCGGAGGTGAAAAATCAAATAAATCATAAACAGCTTTTACAAACTTAGGTGATCTTTTATCGTTTTCTTTGGCTAAAGTTATTAAAGCGTTTTTCAAAGATAAAACAGCTTTACCTTGTATACCTAAACCTGACAATAATGAATCAGCCATGCCATTTGCTATTCTACCAGCTTTATCTTCTTTTTGTTCATCTTCTTCATCTTCTCCAAACGCCTCAGAAAATAAAGCGTTCTGTAAAGCACTAAATATAAGGTTTTGTGCAACACCATAAAAAGCTATAGTCCCTACATTTTTCTTCCAATCACCTCTACCAGCTTTTAAATCCTGTGCAGATCTTTTTATTATACGAGCATACTGCATTGGTGTGTTAGCAAAAGCTAAAACAACACGACCTGCTCCACTTGCTTGCTGTTGTGATATTTTACTAGGATTACTTGACTGCTGATTTTTTTCTGCTATAGCATAAAAGTCTTCAAAAGCTTTTTCTTGAGCCATTTCAGCAGGTAAACCTTGTTTGGTATACATGTCTAATTGGTTTCTATAAAAAGCTGCACCACCAGTTGCTATTGCAAAACTATCAGCAAATCTAGTTAACAAAAAACCTTTATTAAGTAAGTAACTTAAAGCGGCTTTAGGTTTGTTAGAGCTTTCAGCAACAGCATCAGCTATTTCAGATTCACTTACGTTTATTTTTAAACCATTTCTTCTTTCTACTAAATAAGGAGAGTTCATTAATGTATTAAAATCTTTCCAATATTGTTTTTGATTAGCTAAAGCTTTAGCTGAGTTTATGATACCGTTATTTCCTACACCTATAAAGTTAACCGCTGAAAGCGTCTGTAAAACTGCTGATCTAGTGTTAAGAAACATAATAGCACCAACTGAATTATTAAGCCAGTCTAGTAATTGATTAACAACTCTAGATCCGCCAATAGGTCTATTAGAACCACTCTTCATTCTACGAAGTTGATCTCGCAACGCTTCTACGTATTTAGGACCATACGCAGCCTCTAGCTTATTCATGTTCTTTTCAGAAAATATAATGTCTACATTTTCTTGCCACTCTTGTAAGTACTGTTTTCTATTTACTTTGTTTATGTCATTTAATATATCACTAGTAATAGTTCCACCTAGCCAGTCTTTACTTGGAGCAGGATATGGTTTACCTTTTTGGATTTTAATAAGCTCATCAACAAAGGTATTCATTTCAGGATTATTGTCTATAAAATCATTAAGAGCTTTTAAGTCAGTTTTAGATAAACCAGGTACGTTTAAACCTTGTCTTGTCCAAGCTGCAACTCTAGCTGCTTGAGAAAAAGTAAAACCACCATAACCCATTTCTTTTGATAAACTTTTAGGTAGTGTTTTTAAATTCTTTTTTAAAGCTTTAAAATCATTAGCAGCCTGTATCTTAGCTTTTGTTACTGCTAATTCCGCTCTGTCGTATGTATCGATTAAATTTTTCTTGTAAAAATCTAGTTGAGCATCTCCTATTTTTCCTTTGCCTAGTGTTTTGTATAATAAACCTAAAAAATCTTCAGCAGAAGGACTTGTAAGAAAACTAAATCTACCTTTTTTCTTACCTGTCATTTGACCTCTTGCTTTGGAATACTCTTTAAAAGTCTCAATACCAGTAGAACTTTCTATTATATCATTAAATATTTTATCAAAAGTTTTAACTTTACTAAACTTAGCTATTTGCACTTCTGAATCAACATCTACTTGACTTAAAACTTCTTGCACAGCTTCTACGTTTTTATAAGCATCATCTGCAAAGTAAAAATCATTATAACCTTGAGCGGCTTTACCTGCAACCCAATTACCTTTAGCCATTGGTGATCCGTCAGCTAAACCTGTTATATTTTCTATAGGTAAGTTTAAACCAATGCCATCTAAAAACGTTTGTATAGCCTGAGCAGAAGCTTGTGGTCTTGCTGTTAAAACAAATATGTCTTTGCTGCCAAACTTATCTTGTCTGCGTAAAGCTAGATCAGCTAGTGGTCCTTTGGCAGTGCCTTTAGCAACGCCTTCAAAATTACTAAAATCAAATGTAGCGCCTTCAGATTCTAATTGAGTAGCTGTTTCAGCAAACTTAGCTGCAGATATTTCTGTACTAGTTCCATCTAGTTTATTTACTATAACTTTTTCTTTGGTCTTAGCAAGAGTGTCATCAAAATCAAATACGCTAATACCTTTTTTAGGAGCGTCTAAAGCTCTAGCTTTTCTAGCAGCTTGATCATAAGTACCTAAAACTGTTAACTGTTCAGCTATAGTCATTTCAGGATTTACTTTGCCACCATATGTTTTAGTATTTTTCTTACTAGATTTTAATTCTAAAGCTGCGATTGGCTCATAAGCTTTTATCCTGTCTTGAGCTAGTTTAGCTATATTTTTGCTAATCATTTCCGCTTGAACCTTTGCTTTTTGATTATCGTTTAGCTTAAAGTAATTTGCTTCACCAAATAATCTATTAGAAACAACTTCAACCATACCAAAAGTATCAAACTTTTTCATAGCAGTTTTATCCATTGTAACATCTACTTTAATATCACCAACTAATTGCTCATTTATTAATTTATTTTGAGCATATATGATATTTGGATTTTTCTTAGAAGCTTTTGATTGAACGCCAACATTGTTTATTTCAGCTAAAGTTTTACCCGTTTTAGCATCTATTATGTTATTTAAGTTTATATTAGCCGTTGTAAATCTAACAACAGGATTATCAAATATACTATAACCTTCTGGCAGAGTAGACGCTAGTCCAGCTCTATCTAATTTAGTATCATCAATTTTTGAAAGCTGAGTTTGAGTATAGTTTTTTCTAATAGCTTCCATTACTGGGCCAGTGGCGTTATTCTTTAAACCCCATATAATACTAGCACCTATAACAGAAGCAGGTGGATTATGTTCTTCTCTAAATTTAGCTCCTGTTTTATCACTTGCTTTTCCATCTGTAGCATAATCAAAGCTTGTTGAAACATTAACAAATGGAGCAGCTATTTTTATTATACCTCTAGTAGCTTGATAACCTTGAGCTATAAATGTAGCTGCAATTTTCATTGACATGCCGTTGTTTACGGCTTCTTGAAGTTGATTAACAGTATTTTCTAAAATATCCATATTTATTTTAGACTGCTCAAGATTTTTATCTACAAAGTTTTTATCTATTTTTTGATCTTTCTTTATAGATATTCTTTTTGATTTTAAAGCGGGTTTTTTTGTGTTTAAAATAGCAGCTTCTTTAGCTAGTTTAAAAGCAGGATCTGTAACACCATAATAAAGTCTACCTCTTGCCGGTAGAAAAGTTCCATCTTTTACAGCTTTGTTATAGGCTTTTGTTCCTTCTTTTACTTTACTACCGTCTGTTAAAGTGAAAAACTTAACATCGTTTATTTTTTGATATTGTCTTCCTGAATTAGCAAATGCACTACCTAAGAAGGTATTTAAATCTAAACCATACTTTTCAATAGCTTGTAAAGTCTGTGCTTGAACTTCAACTCTATTTTCTGGAGTTATAGATATATCACCAATATCAGTTTTTTCTGTAACTTGATTTATATTTTTTAAATTAGAAACCTCTTTTACCTCATCAAGTTGCTTTTTGCTTAGTTTTTCTACCTTAGGTTTTTTACTAAACTTAACACCTGTAGTTTTTCTAGCTATAGCATCAGGTACTGCTTGTTCAAATACTCTGTTTCTAAGTGACAATGCTATTAAACCTTTTATTGTTTGAGCCTCACTAGCTCTATAAACAGGCTTTACCATGTCACCTAATAAATCCTTATAGTCTTTAATAGTTTTACTTTTATCTAAAACAAATTGACCTTTATCGTTTTTCTTATATAAAGCTTTCTTTACGTTTTCAGGTATAAATGTAGCTTTACCAGTTCCAGGAGCAAATGCATCAGGTAGATTATTAAAATCTCTTTGAGCATTAGTATCTAAATATTGTTTTACAGCGGTTAGAGCACCAGAGGTAGCATCCTTCTTTGATATGTTTTTAGTTTTATCTGTAAAAACCTTAGCCGGCATACCAGTTGCTTTTTCTATTAAAGCAGCTAGTGCAGGTCCTATGTTTTTAGTTTGACCGAAAGTTGTTACTGGTCCCATAGCCTCTAGATCTTTAGCTATAGCTTCGTCAAATTGTTTTTGAACGTCTTCGTTTATTTCTGCTTGAGTTTTGCCTTCTGTAGTGACATCAAGATTACCAACAAAGTCTGATGTAAACTTAGTTGTTTCTCTTGGTGATTGAGCTTTTCTAGTTTCAGTCTCTGCTGTTACATCACCATCTGTTTTAGTTGTAACATTTGAAGCTGTATCTATGCTTTGATCAATACCTTGCTCAACAGATTTAATCCCTAGTCTTTCAGCTAAACTATTAGCTCTTAAAAAACCTCTACTTGTAATAAACTTTTCTAAAGGTTGTTTAGCTAGAAACTCATTGTTAACCATTGTAGTTATATCAGACTTCATGGATTCTACAAAGTCTTGTCGTGTAACACCTTTTTTAGCATCTGGTGCTATAGGATCATACAGTGCTTTAGTTCTACTTTCTACAAAACTATCAACAGTGGGTTTTATATCTGCGGCTAGTTCGGTTTCTAATCTTTGCTGCTTAACACTTTTTACAAAAGGTTTGTCAAACTTTTTAGCCAAGGCTTCACCTTCTTTTTGTAGCTCTTGTATTTCTTTTACTTTATTTTGAGCTTGTTGATCTTGCTCAGGCGTAAGCTTTCTAGACTCTTTAACAGTGCCTAAATCTACTTCTGTAGCTAGACCCATATCTACCTCTGCGGTATCTAAAGTTTGTTGAGACAAACCTTTACCACTTATAACATCTGAATTAAATCCTTTTAAGAAGTCTAAAACTTGGTCACCATCTTTAAAACTTTGCTTCCAACCTATTGTTTCTAAGAAATTATTTAAAAACGTTTTTAATTTTCCAGGTTTAGTTACTGTAATACCTGTATTTCCGTTAGCGTCTGGAGTAAGAGCATCGCTGGTAACCGCCATTACTTCTTCATAAAAAGTAGCTTCGTTTATTTTACCGTCTTTTAAATCAGCTTCATATTCATTTAATAAAGATTGAGTTTCAGCGCTAACCTTTATATCAGGGTTGCTATCTAGACTGTTTTTCAAATCCATACCCATTTTAGCTAATTTAGCCGGATCCATTTTAGCAGCAAAAGCATGTAGTATTTCATGCTTGTCTGCGGGTAAAACCCCGTCAGCCTCACTTGAAGCGTTATTTATAATAACCTGTTGAGTACCATCAGGCAGAGTAGCTATTAAACCGTAACCCTGATCTTTAGCGTCTAAAGTTTCACCCGCTTCGTTAGTTGCTACTTCTACTTTTATGCCTTGAGCTTTCAATGTTTCAATACCGCCTAAAAACTCTTCTGTAGTATCAAACCTAGATATACCAGTATCGCCTAACTGTTCAGCTACAACATCTGATCCCTCTCGAACTCTTTGTGTTAAGTCTACAGTTTGACTAGTGTCTATATCGCTATCAGCCTGTATATAAGGTTCTAGTATTTTATTTTTCTTTATATCTAGTTCTAGAATTTCATTTTGAATTCTATTTATTTCAGCATCTTTGTCGGGAAAGTTAGGATCAGAATTGACATCATCAATAGCTTTTCTTTTTATATTTATACCTAGCTCTAAATCTGATAAAGCATCTATCTCAGATCTATCCATTTGGGTAAATCTATTTAGCGTTTTATTTATTTCATTACTAGAGTCTTTAACTAGATCAACTATTTGATTATTTAGCCTAGCAAGGTTAGCTTTGGACATTTTAGGACCTTTAGCTATTGTATTTTGTAGGTCTTTTATTTTTTGCTGATTGTTTGCTATCTTAGTGTTACTGTCTGGTCCTTGAACCATTTGAGATATATTAGCGAATAACGCAGGCGCTTTATAAACACCACCAGCCATAACAGCACCGCTGAAAGTAGCGTCTGCAACTCCTTCAAAAAGATTTACGTCTTTACCTAGTATTATTCTGTCAAATAAATTACTACCTAATTCAACGCCACCTTCAGACAAACCTTCTTTACTTACGTCTAAAGCATAATAACCCGTAGCTTTAGCGGCTCTAGTGGCTCCTTTTCTACTAAGTAAACTACTAACTTGTTGAGCAAAACCTTGTTTTACGCTTGGACCCATAGCGTTAAAAGCAGCTCTAGATCTACTTATTATACCTAAAGATATTCTTTCAGAAGCATACTCTAAAACACCATTACCCATAGCTGTTGTATACATTTGAAAAGGTGAAAACGTTTCTAAATCTAAAGCTTCTCTTTTTTTATTTTCTTTTTCCATTTCACCGTAGCTAGAACCTACAGCTTGAGCCGTTAATATAGGTAGAGCAGCACCACCAGTTCCAAACATAACAGCGGTATTGAAAGTTTGACTACCAAGCATTGTTGAAAAATATCTACCCCAATCACTACCGTCTTTTAAGTCACTTAGTGTTTGAGAGTGAGCTATGCCTTGCATTGTTTGATTAACATAGTTCTCAACTTGAGCTTTCTTTTCTTTTCTATTTTCCTGGTAAGGTTGAGTTTTAACAAACTTAGCAGCTAACGAAGAAAGAGGAGAAACAATGCTAAGAGCTTTACTAGCGTAAGGATTTTCTTCTATACCAAAAGCATTAGGTGCGTCTGCTACCATGTGTGCAAAATCTGCTAAAGCCACGCCAGCATTGGCTATACCTACTTTTACATTTTCGCTGTAAATAGCGGCAGGATTAAAATTTCTAGTTAAATAATCTAACCTTACGTCTAAGTTTTTATACTCAGGCTTTAACATCATTTCGTTAAGATCTTCAACTTTGCCTTCGTATAGACTAAAAATTTCATCTCTTTTTTTACTTAGCTTTGCTAGCAGCGCTTGACCTTGTTTAGCTTCTTCTGGTGTTTGGTATTTAGCTTCTGAAATAAGCTTCATTTGAGATGTTAAACCTTCTAAGGTTTCTTTAGCGGTAGCAGCAAAATCATTAGCATTTTTAGAAGCGTTGTCTAGATTGAGCTTTCTAGTTTTTTGTATATACTCAACCTTCTTCTGCGTGTCACCTTTATCAAAAACATCTTTAACTTTTATACCAGCACTTACAGGGCCACCACTAAACAACAATATGGCTTTTTTCCAATCAAAGCCACCTTCTTGAGATTCTATCCAAGTTTCTAGTTTTTCTTTTTCCGCTTCAGCTTTTAATGAATTAGCATAATTGGATTTCATGTTTTGCTGAATCCATTCTTGCTCTGTAATATCAGTTGGCTTAGGTTCTAAATTATCCCAAGCTTTTTTAGATTCTATTTCAGCTTGAACCCATTCAGGGTTTGGTATCATATTACCTGTCTCAACTTCTACATCACCACCTAATTTTGCAGATCTTTTTTTAGTTTTTGTTTCAGGTATCGTGCTTTTTTTAAACCAATTATCAGTATCTGTCTGTATTCTATTTTCATCTTCAGTTGTTAAAGCTGTTTCTTCTAAAAACTGTTTTTCTAATTCACGCGCATCTGGGCTTAAGGTTATTTCGTTTGCTTCACCAATATTTAAACCACCATCAATTCCAATGTAAAGCTCTTCACCTTTTTTAAGTGTATCTTTTGTTTTATTGTATTCATCTAAATTAAACTCAGAATGTCCAAACTGACTAGCTATAGATAAATTAGCCACACTTTGCTTGTCTTCGTAAGTTTTCCAAGATCCATTGTCAGATCCTTCAGGTTTATAATAATATTGACCAGTGTTATCATATTTCAAGTCATAACCATTTTTAGTTATAACCTCTTCTGGCTTAGCAACAGCTGTTATTTTCTCGTATTGAGCTTGCTGCTCTGGCGTTCTACCGCTATTTTCTACTTGCTGTGAAGGTCCACTTTCCAATTCGGACCCTGTATTGTTTGCCTGCTCCGCAACCGGATCCGGCGTCGTGGAGCTGTTTTGGTTTCCCACTTCAGTAGTTGGTTCTACGGCTTTAGGGTCTTGATAGTTGGTAGAGGCTTTCCACTCTTTTATCCTTCTATTTATCTCGTCAATATCTAAAGGCGGTTTAAGTGCTTGTAGCTCCTGTACTTTTTCTATTAATTGCATTTAATTTAATTTATAGTTGGTTATCTTCAATGAATTTTTGAGCTTTAGCTTTTTTAGCTTCTGCTAAATCAAACACAGCAGCATCTTCTTCTACTGTAGGTAGCTTATCTGTAATGAACTGGCTTAAGTAATTATTCATAAAATATTCTATATATTTACTTTCAAATAAAACTTTTTTATCCTGCGACAATGGTAGGTCTTCTTCATAGCTCCAGCTTTCGTTAGCTGCATTCGCATTTTGAACCATTTGATCATCTTCTTCAACACTAGTGCCTTTAGCTATATAAACATTCCAGAGCGCTACAGCGTCTTGCTCTGAAGATAATATACCAGCAACCTCAGCGTTTATAAAAGGCATAACTTTTCTAGTTATTCTATCCATATCAAATTTAAGTATATTTCTACCTTTTCCATTGCCTATATCTATTATTTCATAGTCGTAAGATCCATCTGGATTTTTTACTACAAATTCATCTGAAACAACAGCTGTGGGTGATAACTCACCATCTATTAATTGATCAGCAGTAAACAAACCTATGTTAGTAAGCAGTTTCATCATTAAAGTGTTTACATCAGGTGTTTCTGCAACAATGCCAACCCCTAATTGCTGTAAAGATTCTAAAGCAGAACTATTTAAAACTAAAGGTTCTTCAAACATAGGACCTGTAAAAGTTAATTCTAAAGATCCATTTTTTAGTATTTTTAAAACTATATCATAGCCATGTGATTTAGAAAATCCTGGCTTTTCTGTTAATATACTATTAGCTACTGTATACTTGAAATTATTATTAGGATCAAAGTTAGGATCTTCAACAACAGATAATTGTGAAATTATTTCAGATAAAAAATCTAAAGACTTTTGTGGAGCTTCTTGTAAAATATTTAATTGCTTTCTTTCATACTCGCAATTTTCAGAAACACATGTATTATTTTCAATAGCCATAGTGAGCTTGGCGTAAGCTCTACCGGTCCCTTCAAAAGCTTTGCCTAGTATATCAAAATTAACATCATAGCTAGTTGCTATAAAATCTTTATCAAAACCTAGCGCACCGCTTTCATTGAGCTGTTTTAAAAATAAATTTTTTTCTATGTTTTTATCTTCCATTATTATTATTATTTACCACCCAAGCCCATCATTCCGCTGCCAAAGCTTGATAACATACCGGTTATAGCATTAGTAGAAGCGCTCTTAGCTTTGTTTTTAGCGCCTGTTAGCGCAGCTATTTTGTCTCTTTGATAATTTATACCATCTTGCTCTCTAGTTTCTCTCATTTGCATTTGTATGTTTCTACCCATACCTTTTAACTGTTGAGTTCGACCAGCTTCAGACACTTGAACACCTTGCACTCTTACCGCTTCAGCTACTTGCTGAGCCTGCATGTTAGCTTCTCCTTCAGCTCTCATTTTTTCATTTTGAGCCTCCTGTTGTTCTATGTTTGCTGCTACACCTTGTTTGCTTTGTAAAGCCGCTTGAGCAAGTGCTGTAGCTCCACCCGCGCCAGCGCCTGTAGCTCTAAGAGTATCTAAAGTGTTAGCTAAAGCTAAATCACTTTGTTCCATTTGTATTTCAGATGCTTTAGTCGCTACACTTAAATTAGCAAAAGGATTTGAAATTTTTTGAGCTTGTGAAACTGCTAAATTAGAAACATCTTTAACGTTACTATAAGGGTTTACAATTTGCTGTCTGTTATTTTCTAAGCTCTTTAATTTTTTAGTCTCAGCTTTTAATTGCCTGGCTAATCTTCTAGCTCTTTTTTTCGCTGCACTAGATCCAAAAAGACCTCCTACAATTTGTAGACCTGCTCCTATTATTGATGCTGCTGGCATAATTTTTTATTTTTATTATTAATATCCACTTGAAAAAGTGTAATTAGATGATACTGCAAAAAGCTCTTTAAAACCATTTGGATCAGTATTAGTGTCTGTAGATAATTTAACATTAGTAAAAAATCCTCTTATACCTGATATTTGATTACCAAAGATTATTTCTCCTTGAGCCACAGGCGTGGTATTTATTAAATTAGCACAATATTTATTTTCTTTTCTATAGAAACCAGCTCTAAATATAGGTTGAACAACCGCATTAGAACCTGTGTTAGGTGGCACCGCTGAATCATAAGCGCCTTCGTTGTAGCTTAAAACCTGCGCAGTTGTATCTAAAACAAACCCAGCAGGATCACCAGCTCTACCAGGACCTGTTTCTCCAGATTTAAAGAAATCAACCTGCCAACCATTAGATCCTTCGTAATTTACAGTATTAAAAACCTTTACATTGCTAACTTGAGGATTAAACACAAACTCTATAGACGAAGGCGTAGATACTCCATAAAAGGTATTATAAATGTTATTTTGAGCATTGTGAAGATATAATGAATCTCCAGATGTTGTATAGTGATTATTAGTTAAACTAAAAGATTGACTAGGTTTATAGCTAAAAAAGCTTATCCAACCTTGTGCTCTTTCGTCCCAAGATAATGTGGGTTCATCTAGCTGAGCTGTTGATGAGACTGGTTGTAAAGATAATACATATTCTTTATTATATATATCCCAACCTCCAATAAGCTTACCTAGTCCAAACGCAGATGAATTAATGTTTAATATTTGATTTCTAAAAAATCCATTCATACCAGCTGCAGATATTTCAACTATTCCTTCAGGACCCAATTTTAAAACTACGTTTTGATTTGAATCTACAAAATACTTATTATAACCATATACTGCAAAGCTCTCAGGGTTATTACCTATGCCATAATTACCTGGTATTGGTACTATTTGTCCAATAACTGTTTTAAAAGAACTTACTGGCAAACCACCACCTTCAGCACTATATATAGCGTCTTTATCTATCAATGCTTTACTTACTTTAGCCTGCTGAAAAATAATTAAATTAGTATCTTCAGCGTATAGCTTTTGTATTGATCCTTGAGCTGGATCTAAGCTTTTAGTAATTTGTTCTGCTACACTAAATACATTTGTTTGATTTACACCGGTTCTAGAGTTATATATTCCAGAATATATCATAGAATTTAATCTTATACTAGAATTAGGTTCTTGCTCTACTAAATAAGCTCTAACTCCAAAATCAACAGTGGTGTTATTAAAACCTCCTCTTATTCTAGATTCTTCTAAATACCAACAGTTCTTTAACTCTGCGTTATTTATTCTTGGATGTCCACCTATTTCTTCAGGTATACCAAAAGAGCCATTCCAAATTTGTCTAAGAAATGTTCCAACAACAGGATCTTCTGGTTCAAATCTTTTAAGCACATATGTGTTAAAGTATTTTACTTCTAAAGTAGCAGCCATTTTTATTATTACTTTTTTTTATTATTATTTACTTTTACCCTGGAACTTGTTGAGCTAATAAACGAAGTCCCCAAGCAACCTCTGCTGATGAATTATTAAGAGCCGTTTGATCCCAATTAAGGTTAAGTGTATATTGCTCTCCACAAGGCGTATTATCTGGAGGATTTATTTCAATAAAACCAGATTGTGTTGCTTGATTTACGGGCCAAGAGAAATTAGGTGATATAGATATATCGCCAGGTATTACAACTTTGCTTATCTGCTCATTATCACCAGGATAATTACTATTATCTCCACTCACAAGCGTTAATTGAAATGTTCCAAAAGGTTGAACGGGACCATCATTACCACCAGCAGCACCTCCTCCCAGGTCTGGATCACCACCAACGCCAAATCCTCCGCCTGGTCCACCAGAAGGATCAAATTCAGTATTGCTACAATTATTCACGCCAGCCTAATTTTAAAAATAATCTTATAGGTGCGTTATCTACTATTATAGGAATATTTATTGATTGTTGACAAGAGATAAAACCTTCAGGTTGTTGGGTGCAATTGTACTGATTTATACAAGCAGCTCCGCCTATAGGAATCTACACCTTGAATACCAAATGCACCGCCATACCAAATAGTATTGCTGCCGCGTAGTGTCATGTTATAGAAATTACTTGAATTGTATAAATTACTACCAGCTTCTTGCGTTACGGTTTCAAAAGGACTTTCACAAAAAACAGGACTAATAAACCAAGATATAAGAGGATCTGATATAAATTGTACATAGTAATCAGCTGTAACGGCAAGAGCGTTAGGAGATCCACCGTCAGATATTTTTAATCTTATTAAATATTGTCTATTTGAAGTTAAACTGTTATTCTCTGGAATACTTATAATTGCATCAGCATCAGCATAAAGAGAACCTGCTGGTTCTTCGTTTGGTCCTACAGTAAAAAACTGATCACCTATGCCTTGAGCTGTGCGATCTTCACCAAGCGTTGTAACATAATCTATTATTTGTAATATTTCAAACTCTAAACCTAGCTTTTGCAAGCTTTGAGTTTTTGACCCATTATTAGCTTTTACAGATAAAAAAGGTCCAGCGTTTTCTGTTATCTCAGCGTCATTTTTTACTAGAAAATTATTAGGAGCGGTGCCGTCTATATTTTCAGTTCCAAAACTTCTTACTAGTGTAGTAGAAGATGGTGTGTCTTGATTCCATCCTTCGTCTATAACTTCTATATCTGTAGGCAGTTCATTCTCTATTTCCGCAAAGAAAGTTGAAACAAAAGGCTGATCTGCTTCTGTATTGTTAAATTCAAAAGTAAATATTAAATTAAAAGGTCCGTCTTGAGGACTTACATCACTTTTATCAACAACCAAACCTGGAACAGATGGTTCAGAAGGCGTAGCACTACCTTCATATGTTAATATTACTCTAAATCTACCTGTAGGTACACCGTTTGAATCAAGTATAGATTCTATTCCAAAAACACCTTGGCTTGGGTTTTCGTTGTTAAAGTAAGGAACACCGTCTTCGTTGACCGTACTTCCAGATTCGTTTTCTATAGAAACTATTGTACAAGTGTTTGCAGCCGGATTTGAAAACTCACTACCATCGAACTGAAGAGGTTCAAAAGGACCGCTAGCATGTCTTTGGGTAGGTTCAGTGCTATTTACGCCTCTTAAACTTTCTTTTAATAAAAATTCAAAATCACTAACTTGAGAAAAAATATCAGCGCCTGCTCCAGATGTTATAGCTGTATTTAATTCTGTTATTTTACCAGCTGTAGTAGTTTCATAGTATATATCTAATAAAGAAACTACAGGAGCTGTTTCAAAAACATTCAACTTAGGGGTTTGAGTGTAGAAAAAATCACCAGTACTTCCGTCTTCGGGTATAGGCACACCTATTTTAGTACCTTCAATTCTAGCTACTAAAGAACTTGAATCTGGATATGTATTTTCACTAGCACCGCTAACATAATCAAAATTATAAAATATATAATCTCCTGTGCTTATTAGTGGAAAAGCATTATAATCAAATAAGTCTTTTATTGTACCAACAGAAGTTGAAAGACTAGCTGTTCTGCCTGGATAGAACTGATTAGTTCCATTGCCTCCTAATATTTTAGTAAGTCTATTATTAGAAACTCTACCAAAAAGTCTAACGCTACTTGGAAACTCTCTTTGAGTTGGACCTACTTCTGATAAATCTCTAGGTATTTTATTAATATTGTCTCCAAAAAGAACGACATGTGTTGTTGTGTCTACTTCTTTAGTTGGATCTAAAGGATAACCAGCCATCGCAGTAGGTAGATAAACATTGTAGTAATCTTGCTCTGTTTGCTTAACAACTATTTTAAAAGAGTACCATCCAAGAGGATTATAATTTTCAGATAAAACATCTCCATTGTAAATACCAGGAACTCCATTTATAGGATTAGGACTTTTAAAGCTTTGTATTGCGTCTACAAATTCAACTTTTAAAGAATCACCATCATAATTTAACAAACCACCGTTAGGGTTGCTACTGTTTATATCTTCATTGTCAAATCTTGTTCTATATTGAGAATATATAGAAGAAGCTATAAAACTTTGATCTCCAGATAATTTTGTTTTAGAAAATATAACAGTAGATTGTCTACCAAATCTATCAGCTAAAACAACACCCACTTCATATGTTCTATTTTGTTTTAAACTAGCATTAGGATATTCTATAATACTAGTGTAATTCTCCACATTATTTTCACCAATTGTAAAAGTTGGTTGTTTAGACTCTGCAGCTAGTCTATAATTTAAAAATTTAGGTGGAGTGTGTTTGTCTTGATAATTTCCATATATTACTCTATTACTAGCAATTTCTTGAGCAAAAGCTTTTACAGGAACTTTATCTGAAACTCTAGTTGTTTCAGCTTGAGGAAGTGTTTTAAATGGAGGCTTAGATCCATATTCATATTGATAAAAAGGACTTGTTCCAAAGACGTTACCAGTAATTGGTATTGATTCTACTACTTTTATTGTAGTTTGATCAGACTCTTTGTATAATATGTCTATTTCAGTTATCTTAAAATCACTATTTAAGTTGTTAGAAATAACTGGAAGAGGTATATTTAAAAGAACTTTATTTACTTTGTTCTCCATGAATTTAACCTCAGTAGACCTATAAGCGTTTTCTTCGTCTGTAGGAAATTCTTCATCACCTAAAGTTTGTCCTGCAATAACACCGTTTACTAAAAAATAACCATCTTGTTCAGGTATAAATGTTGGTTGCGTAAATGGAGCTATTAAAGAATATTCACCATCGTCAAACTTGTATCTATAAGAAAATCTAACAAATTTATCAGACAAAAAGTCTACATTAGCATTATCTTTAAAAACATCATCGTAATAAGGATTTGAAATTGCAAATAAAACTTCATCATCATTGCTAAATCCTAGCCCAGTTGAATTAATATCTGGTGATACAGTAACATTAAAATAAAATATACTACCATCTTGTATCACAGTCACTTGTGTAACCTCAGAACCAGTATCTTCAAACTCATCATTAGCATTTTTTAAATGAACATTTAAACCTTCTATTTCTGGATCACCGTTTAAGCTACTTAAGAGAATTACAAATTGACTTGGGGTTATTGGGTTTGAGGTTGTGGATTTTAAAAGCGCCTCGGCTTTAGGAGGTAAATATTCGCTTATAGCGTTTTGCATGTTAGTTTCAACCTGCACTATGCTTATTGTCATTCCAGCTGGAAGCGTCTGTGTTTGATTAACTTTTATAACACCAATATTCCAGTCATCTACATTAGTTATAAATGTATTATCTTTAACAACACTTATTATAGCTTGAGCAGAATCGTCAGAACCCGCTTGAATTATAGTAACTATATCTCCATTACTATAACCAGAACCAGCCTGTTCTACTTCTACTGTTTGAACAGCGTTTTGGGCGTCTACTGTTATATTAACAGTTAAACCAAATCCTGTTCCACCGGTAGTACTTAATCCGTTTTGATCTGAATACCCATCGCCCGTTGCTGCTGGTACTATTTCAGCAAAAGTTCCAATAACACCTAAGCCAGTAGGAGGATTTACACTTGTTCCAGAGTTTAAAGTTATTGTTTTACTATCAGAAACAGCATCTATTGTTCCAGACGTATAAACAGCTCCAGATATCTGACTTGGTTGATATAGCTGTATAGGATCAAAAGGATAGTATTTAGCAACTGATATTTGATCTTCTGTAGTGTAATAAGGATCTATTCTTGTTACATTTACTTTTCTAGGTTGATTTCTATTGTCTGTAAAAAACAATAACTGCTCAAGAAGATTAATACCTGTAATTGGATTTAAAGTAGAAAAATTTAAAAAAGAACCTTTTGCAATAGTCTTTAACTCACTTGGTCTTTCTACGTTAAACGAAACTATAAAATTATCGTTAGGTAGTATCGATGTTACAGTAACTTGAGCAGCGCTACCTGTTACAGCATCAAAACCATCAACTTCAACTATATCACCTACAGTATAAAGACTTCCAGAGTTTTTAACACTAGCACTCATTACAGCGCCCTGCGTGTTTACTGAAGTAACTCTTACTTGAGCAGCTGAAAGATTACCATTTACTTGTCCTTGTATTAATAAAACATCTCCAACTGCATATCCAAAACCTGCTTGACCTCCAGGTGTTATAGTTAATATTTCACCAGCGCTGTTAGTGGTAAAATTAATAGTAGCTCCAGTCCCTGATCCTGTTACTGTAATCAGAGATAAATTTATACCGCTGGAATTCTGTGGATATCCTTCGCCTGGTTGTATTAAATTATAACCAGTTGCGGCTGTTGTTTCAGAATTTATAGCTAAGCTAAGACCTGACGCTTCGGGGTTAAAAACAGTTACATTTGTAGTAGAACCAGTTACTGTATCAGAATATCCAGAGCCAGGTGATGTAACTCTTATTGGAGCGTCACTAGAAAATGAATTTTGATTATTAGGATATGTGAGATTAAAGCCAACAGATCCTTTTGGTACGTATTTTTGTAGAATATTATTTGTTAAAAAAGAATAAATAGTATTAGAGTTGTCATCAGGTAAAACACCTATCACCTCTAGATTACTAGCACCCAAAGAGTTTCCATAATCCATTATTAATTGATTACCTAAAACAGTTTGAGCCGTACCTACATTTTCTCCAGTGGATTTATTTATTGAAACATTTACAGCGTTTCTGTATTCACCATTAGGAATTAATCTATCGTCTAAATCTTTATTCATTTTAGACGATATGAAACTATTCTTAACTTCTGCCATTAAATTTTAGTGTTTTATCCATTTAGATTTACCTCTCATAACTTGAACTATTTCAGTAAGCTTTATATTTGATAATCTAATCTTTGCGTTTCTAAGTTTAGAACTTTTATCTCTTCTAAGTCTTTGAACTAAATATTCAGGTTGATTAGCTCTAGTAGATACTATGTAGTGTAGTATAGAAGCGTATAGAGCTTCTTCTGCTAACTTAGGCACTTTAGTGTCCTTATCATATGCTAAACCGTCAGATATGTATTCTAATACAATAAGTCTATCAGCTAAGTCGCTTGAAAAAGACATTTTGCCTTCTCTTTCATTTATAGTAAAATAACCATTTACATTAGCGTATTGAGGATCTGTTCCGTAGAATTGACCTAAATTCCAGTTGCCGTTGTAACCATAAGCTTCACTAAAATAAGCCCAATCGTCTAGATTTAAGTTGTTGTTTAATAAATTTATATTAAGGTTTTTCCAGCGTTCTTCTGTTATAGAAGTTCCCTCTACATTTTCACCAAAGTTATCTTGAACTGGAACACCTGTTGCATCTTGAACTGGCGTATTATAAGGTATTGTAGTTAAATTGTTAGTTGGAAACAAAGGTCTTTTAACTCCAGCGCTATCTATCCAAGAAACTTTAACATAGTTTACATAGTCTTGAGGAAGTACGATGCTTAAACTAGCAGGCACAGTTAGCTCTTGAGAGTGTATACTTTTTAACGTATCATAGCTAAATTCTTGTAAAGATCTTTTAGCAAAAAACAAAACATCAGATTTTTTAGCTGTTTGTATTAGTTTACCATCACCAACATAACCTACCATAAAATTATCTATAGCATCGCTAAGTGTTATGTATTGATACCCGCCATAGTTATCTTCAACAGTGTCACCGTAAGCGTCTTGGTTTCCATAGTTTCCACCACTTAGTGCTTTTAATTGAACAACAACATATGTGTTTTGAGGAAGAATAACAGGTACAGCCTGTGTTCCTATGTATATTGTATTATTGTTTACCTCATATTGGCTAGTGTATTCAGCAAAACTACCTGGCAATCCAGTTGTACTAGTATATAGTTTAAAGTTATTTAAAGCATAATTAGTTTCTGTGTTATCGTATGAACCAAAAACTAAGTTTGTGTTAAAATTAGTAACAAATGAGCTTTGTCCAGCCGCGTCTGAAACTAAAAAAGGCTGTGCACCTTGATAATATTGTTGGTTTGTTTCTGTTACTAAACTCATTTTTAAGATTTTTCGTTAACTTCGACTTTAGCGGCCTCTTGAGCTGCTGCTTGTATTATAGTAGGGTTGTTTATTATTATACCACAGTATTTTAATATATTTACTACTAAATTAGTTTGCTCTGAGGCGTCTAGCTCAAAATTAGTAGACGTACTAGGATTGTATATGTATTGTCCAAGACTTTGACCTACAGTGAAACCCCAAGAAGGATTTAAAGGAGTAACTATACAATTAGCTACCGCTATATCTGGCAAAGGATTTATTGTGATATAAGGACTTGTTGACGTGTAGCTTTGAATTGTAAAATAGTGGATAATTTTCTGTTGGTGCCGTTAATTTTGATCTAGATTATTTTTATAATCTTTTTCTACTAGTCTATTGAGCTATTGAGTGTATTGTAGGTTGACCAGATGTACGTAACTCTATTTCAGCCTATAGTATATATATCTACTGTGTTATAAACCAACCAGTTAAGTAGGTTCTATGTAAAAGAAGTCTCTTGCTCAAAAGGGTTAACTTTATAGATATATCTTTAAACATATCAAAAAATTCAGTATCATTTTGTATTGTTTTGATTTACTCTATTGACTTGATTTCCATCTGGAAAATAAGAATTAAATATTTCGTTTTGAACCTGTCGGCTAAACTATTAAATTCAGCAGGTGTAACATATCCTCTTTGCTCTTTGTTTAATACATACAAGACTGTTTGATATACTGTGTTTACGTTTACCGCCATTTTTATATTTTTATTATAATACAACGGAAGACCGCTTACGCGGCCTCCATCATATTAGTATCACTTGTTTTTATAGTTTTTTATCTATAGATTTATAGATTTCAACACCTTCATCTGTTTTCAAGAAAGCAGCAAAGGCTGAATAAGGGTTTTCATCAAATGGAACGTTCATTAACTTTCTACCGTTTGATCCCCAAGTAAATGTTCTTTGATCTTGAGATAAGTTAATAATTCCAGCTTCAGTAGCTCTAATAGATAGATTTCTTAACTGAACATTATCGTCATTAGCTAAACTAATAAATAACTGTGGATTACTTCTAGCAAAAAGAAGTAAGTCTCTTTTTATCTCTTTAGAACTCATGCTGTTTACCTTAGACCCTAACTCCACTCTTAGTATAGCTTCTGCGTGATCTATATCTATATTTCTAGCTGCATTTAAAGCGTCAATTTGAAGATCTAGAATATCTAAATCATCAGAAGCTTCTTCAACAGCGCTAAATTCTTCATACGTTTTTCCTCTTAAAGGGTGGTATAAAGAAAGTAGTTTTTGTAGGTTTTGTTTTTCTTTTGAAACCTTTAAAGTTCCATCTCTGAATGTAATATGACCAAGTGTTGCCTCTCCCTTTTGTTCTTCTACGAAAGGTGAAGACTGATTAGTTGCATATCTAATTTCTTTTTGATTACCTGTATTAGAATCGAAATAAAGCAAGGAATGCTTAGACGTGTGCCTACTTGGTATAGTGTGTGTTAATGGAGTTTTATTACCTCTTAAATAATAAACCCTATCTTTTATCTCCCAGCTCGGTTTAGCTGGTTTTACTTCTTTTTTTACTGGTGCTTTTTGCACTACAGTTTCTTGAGGTGCAACCTCAATAGCTTCTGCTTTAGCTTTTTTAGCCATAATATAATAAAATTAAATAGTTAATGATAAAAATCCTGAGGCTGCAAAAGCAGCCCCAAGAATTTTAATTTAAATTATGCTCCTTTGAAAAGAACAAAGTTGTTAGCAGCTTGAGTTACTAAACATCTTTCAGATAGGAAGTTTACTTCCATAGCATCAAGAGTTGAAGTAAACGCACCACCAGCAGAACCAGTCAACCAAGACTTCATACGACGATCGTCAGCTTGTGAAGCTCTGTATCGTACATGTAAAAATGGGCGACGAATATTAGTTCCTAACACTTGATCGTATACAGTTGACGTTCCAGCAGGTACTAATACACCTTCGATAGACTGAATTCCATCAATCGCACCACGAGTAGAAGCGTCGTTTAAGTATTTCCAATCAGTTTTGTAGAAATCATAAGATCCTCTACGGAAACCACTGAAACCTAAGTTCAATGCCATTTCTTCTGAATTTTCAAATAATCCATAAGCAGTACCACCAGATTGTCCAGCAGAAATAGCAGATAGCATATCGTCAAAATCCAAAGCAGTTTGTCTTTGTAAAAATAACATGTTTTCTTCAATAGCTCCTTGAGTGTCTAAGTTTTTCAAAATAGCATCAAAAGCATCAAGACCAGCAGCAGCTGTAAATCCAGTGTTTACATTACCACGATCTTCGATAGCGGCAAACAAACCTTCAGTACCAGCTAGCTTAGCAGTTGTAACAGCAGCTATTCCTTCATTCTTTTCACCTTCAACCATAGACATTTCTAAGTAATCTTCAAAACGTAAACGAGTTTCAGATTCAGCTTTTAAATACCATAAATATCCAGAAGTACCATCTTCGGTCGCAACTTCAACCCATCCAATTTGAGCCATGTCAGAACCATTAACTACGTACTGGCTTCTAATAATGATTGGAGTGTTTGAGTACTGTGTGAACTGTGGCTCTACAGAAACTCTAGCGTTAGCACCGGTCATATCTACTCCTTTTTGATAAGCAGAACCGTATACAAATACTTTTAAAGTAGCGGAACCAGTTGTAAGACCATTGTCTGCATTTTCTAAAGATTTGTTATTAAAAGGCTGTACAGTAATATTTTTAGGACCAGCGCCAGGAGCAGAAGCAGAAACAAGACATTTAGCTTCACCACCAGTTGAGGGATCTAAAACAACTACAGTATCATTTACAGAAATAACATTATCTACTCCAACTGGAATAGTAATAACGTTGGTATTTCCAACAGCAGGCGCAGCGCTACACCCATCATACGCAATATGTAATCTATTTTGTTCAGACCAAATAACTTGATCAGATGTCATTGGCATTTCAGCGCCGACCATTCGTAAGAATCCAGATAACGTTCTGTTTCCATAACGCTCTACTTCTTGTTCGTAAATTTCAGGTAAGTACTGCTGAGCAAATGTATCAGTGTTTCCAGCGCCACCGTCGTTAAATTTTAGGTAGTTAGTATCTAGCAACTGTTGAGTTTGGCTAGGGATAATACTACCAAATTGAGGAGTTAAACTCATAATTAATAATTTTTAATTAGTTAAATTTTTTTGTTTTAATTTTCAGTTTTGTAGAATCAGCACCAGAAATAGCTTTAACTTTAAAACCGTTTAAAAACACTTCCCCTTGAGTTGACCTAGCTTTAGTGTCACTCACGTTTTTAGAACTGCTTACAACGTCCTTAACAGCGTCTGCTTTTCCTTGCTCATAGAAATGAGCTGCTATTTTATCTACATTTTCAGCGGCATACATAGCTTTGTGATAACCTTTATAGTCACTAACAGAACCGTTTTTATCTAGGAACTTCCCGATAAGGTTGTTAATGTCTGATTGCTTATCAGCTACACCGTCAGTGTTTTGTAGTTTATACCTATACTTCTTTTCACCTACACTAATATCGAAACCTTCGAAATCTTCAGTAAAAAGTTTTTTAGTATTTTCTTGAAACACTTTACGGTTTTCTTCAGCTTGTTCTTGCTGCTTATTATATCGATTGAAAAAGTCCATAGCTTTTTGAGCTTCAGGGTTTACGTTTGATTTCAACTTGATATCAGCGTAATATTTTTCCTTGGTGCTTTCTAAAAAGTTTTTGGCTTTTGCAACTTCTTCTTTAAATGCAAGTTTCTTTTTGCGTATATCTCTATCTTCGTCTAAATCTTCGTCATATTCAAAATCTTCCAATAACAAATCAATATCTGAACTATCAAGATATGGTTTTTCTTTTTTATAATACTCTTTTAACAATGTAGTATCGTCTACGCTAGAGTAATCAGCGCTTAGTCTTACGTAGTCTTCTACGCTACCACCAGTTTCTTCCATAAAAGAAACTAACTTTTCTATATTTTCAGGTAATTGTTTACCTAATACCTGCTCGTCTCTTACAGCTTCTTTTAATTCTTTTTCTACTTCAGTAACTTCTTCAATAATTTCTATTGGAGATTCTACTGCTTCTTCGGTGGTCCGTACTTCTTCAACCACTTCTTTGCTGTTGCCACTGTCTTTGGGCTCTTCGACAATAGCATTGCTATCATCTGTCTTTTGTGTTTGAACGGCATCTTCTTTTGGTATTTCAACTTTAATAACATCAGGTATAACCTCTCCTTGCGCTTCTGGCTTTGTTAAGTCTACTTTAGTTATTTCTTCTTTTTTGTTTAGTTTTTTAGGTGTTACTTTCTTTTTCTTAAGTTTAAACTCACCTTCTTGTTTTACTTCTGTTGACATAATATAATATAATTTAAAAAATTGTTTTGCCTACATAAAGGCACCAAGACCTTGGTCCGGTTGATTTTCAAAGTCTATAGGTAAGCCGTCATTTTTTCTTTGACTTATCATTTCACTTTGTTGGGTCGCTTGTATTTTTGTTCTTTTATCTTTACGATCTTCTATAAACTGTTCTTTGTTTCTTTCTACTTGAATATCCATCTGCTTAAGTTGCATGTCGTACTGGAACTGTCTTTCCATCTCAGCTTGCTTTATTTGAGCTGCAACTTGCATTTTTTGCATTTCCATCTCTTGCTTAGCTTTTTCAATATCAACTTTAGTTGATGCCACGGCCTCTTGTTTTTGCACTTCAGCCATAGCTGTTCTTTCAGCTGTTTGAGCTTGAGCATCTGCTTGAGCGGCAATATTAGCTTGTTGAGCAGCTTGATCACGTTCCATTTTAACCTTACGCTTAATCTTTAGCATTTGATTAGCTAACTTAAGGTTTTTAATTTGACGTATATCAATAGCGTCTTCTAAATCAATACCTCCAGACTGTAATGCAACTTGTATGTTTTGTTCTAATTGAGCTCTTTCCTCTTCATCAGGTTCTAACTCTAAGAATATACCGAAGTCATGAAGATTTAAATCTACAACTTCATCTAATGTTTTTATGTTGTATGTAGATATAGAGTTTTGTAACGATGCTCTAGTTAATGGAAAACGTAAAGCGTCAGCTACTTTTAATGAAACATTTTCTGCTAGTTTAAGGGTCAAATATAAACTAGACTGAACAATATGTCTAGTTGCTACATTTGAAGCGTTAGCGGCTAGTTTCTGTAAACCTACAAGCGTGGATTTATCAGGCGTACTACCATCTCTAGCTTCATTTAGCCCCGTAACGTCACGTATCATTTGTAAATAGTATTGATACGTAGTTATTAAACTTTGTATTTTACCACCACCACTAGAACTATTAAGTTCTTGAATAGGTACTTTACCGTGGTTTAATTCACCATCTTGCGTTAGCGATCTACCAACAATACTACCAGTTTGAAAATACATATTTAAAGCCTCGGCCGGGTTGTAGTTTGTTCCATTACCTAAATCAACTTCTGCTAAACCGTCCATATCAAGATATACACCGTCTGGCACCATTCTTGATAATACTTGCTGCAATTTTAAATGCGTGATTTGTATCATATCAGCAAATCCAACACACTTACTGACAACAGACTCTATTCTACCTTTATATATTCTAGGTGCACAAATAGCATAATTCATAGCAACCTTGGTTGTGTCAGCGTATGGTCTTGACATGTTTTCAGCCAACTCCCACTTAAGCATTGTATCTGTTCCTAAAACAACAGCTCCATTATAAAGAACTTCTATAGTTCTAGATACTCTTTCAAAGTTATCATTTTCTGGTGGATTAAATGTATCTGGCTTTTCAATAGCCTTCATTAATCCTTGATCAGTTTGCTTTATTTTAAATACTTGATTGTGGTATGTCTTATAATCAAAGTACATAACTTGTACAGTGTTTTCATCATAATCACCCCAACCTGTTATATAAGATCTATTTCCAGGCATATTTTGAATACGCTCTAATTCTTTTTCAGATATATGTGGAAACTCTTTTTTAAGCTCAGGTATAGTTATAGCTTTTACCTCACCAACATAGTATATGTCTTCAAAGTTTGGATCTTCAGAATACGAGTAAACCATATAAGCTGGATCAACGTAATCAACTTTAATACCTTCTGCAGTGTTAAAACTAGTTTTAGCAGCAGCAATGCCTAATACGGTTAAATCCATATTAAGTCTACGTCTAACTAAATCATATTTGTTTTGAGCAAAAACAGTGGATATACTTTCTTCTTCAGCTATCTCAATTGATTGCTTATAACTTAATTGCATTTTAAGTTCTAGCTCTTCTTTGGATTCTGGTATAGTAGTTGGATCTGGCGATTGATATAAGTCAATACCTAATGTTTGCTTAACACTTTCTATATAATCTTTAGCAACCATATCCTCGTAAAGCTTAGAAGCATATTCTGTTCTTTTCTTTACAGACTGAGGATCTTGAGCATAAGCCTTAATATCATAAGACTTTTGAGATATACCGTTAACAACAATATCTACGAACTTAGATAAAATTGGTACTGGTTTCCAGTCTAAATTAAGATAAGACAAATCGCCATTAATAGACAACTCATCTTTATATTTTTGTATAGACTGCTCACCTCTAGCATACAGTCTTAGATTATGAAAGTTATTCCAATTAGTTAAATATCTATTTCCATTAGTTCTTCCTTGTCTAAACCACTCGAACTCTATGGCTTGAGCAACTTGCTTACCATATTCTAAAGTGCCTTTTTCTTCGTTGCTTACAACTTGACTAGGAAAAGAACTGTCATTATTAGTATAAACGTTCATTTAACTTATTATTTTTGATGTATATCCCCTGTTGTCATATCTTTTAATACCTATGTCAACGGGTTCTGTTTTTCTTTTATTTACCGGTGTGTATCTATGTTTATTGCAAGCCATTAAAGCTAAACCTGAACTTATAGATGCATCGTGTGATGTTCTATTGTTTATATTAAATTTAGCCCAGTCTTCAAGCGTTCTTTGAAAATACATATCACCGTAGCCAGTTTCTTTTAATCCAACAAAGTTTTCTATATAAGATTCTATAGCTGCAGCATGCGCTTGTTTAATATCTTCACTAGAGTTTGGTATTCCACCTATTTCTCTTTCTGTTACAGATAGCTTATTTCTACTTCTATCTGGTCTATTCATTGCAAAACCTCTATAACCTCTTTTTCTAAAATAATACAACAACCTAGGCTTATTGTTTTCTGCTAGTATCGGCATGCCATAAAAAGCACAGGCCATTAACACGTCTTCAAAAAATATTTCAGCAGTTTGTGGTCTTGCTATATATTCTAAGAAAAAATGATTAGGCGGCGCGTCTTCCATTGAAAACTTAGTTAAACCATGAAGAGACCCATTAGAACCTCTTTTATCTACTGTACCTGAAATATCATAAGGATCACATCCAAACGCACCTAAGTGTTCGTTTCCAGGGTAAAACCTACCATTTTTACTGTATTTTTTATTTTGCAAATGCAAGGGTGGAATCCAAGATACTAGAAACCTACCGCTTTTGTTTGGTGTGAATATGACTCTACTGTCCTGCTGACCGTTCTCCCACTGAAAACTACCTTTTGTAACATTCGTAGAATTACGCATATCTTCGTTAAAATCTATTTGCTCGTATATCTTAGTTAGATTAAATAAAGATTGTTTAGTTTCATCTCTAAACGCGTGCTTCTCTGTTCGCGGAAACTGTCTGTAAAATTCATTAAGACCATCTTGATCTTGCTTTAATCCTTCTACCTCGTTCTCCCAGTATTCTATTACACCTATTTTTATCTTTTCACCTTGAGGTCCTTCAACCGGTTTACTTGGTGTGTCGAATACAGGTAACCCATAAGAGTCAATGTATCCTTCGTAGTTCCACTCCATAGGTATGAACAAAGAATATAATCCGCTGCGAGTCTGTCCATTGGCGTTTCTTTGGGTAACATCTGAGTCATCATAAAGTTTTTTAAAGTTTTTACCTCCTTTATCGTGCGAGTTTGATGTACTTCCCATCATGCATCTACCAATAATTCTACTACCTAATCTCAAACAAGTTTTTGTAACTCGCCAGTTGTTTAATATATTATTAGGTCTTTCCCACTTACCACTTTCATCGTGGACTAGTAGCTTTAGTTTCTCCCCGTCGTACGAGTTGTCCCCCGTGTTTTTCCAGTCGATCGTTGTGTCGAGCCCGTCAAGCTCTTGAAGCTTTTCGTTTGTTTCAAGCTTACGCCTGGTATACTTGGTAGCTGGTACTCTATAGGCAAGCTCTGTTTTGGGCCTGTCCATACCGTCTTGGATCGGTTTGAAGAAGAACGGGTAGTTGACTGAGATCGGTACGACTTTATCTGTGAACATTTTCTTAGCATCGGGACCAGACTTTGACAAGATACCGTACCGTGCATCTGACGTAATTGTTGCCACATTAACGGTTTCTGCTGAAGACATAAACGAAAATCCTGAACGTCTGTTCTTAAGATAGCACATCCCATAAGACCGTGAGTCGGCTTTACAAGCCTCCCAGAATATAAAGAATAATCTGTTTGATTCCCTAAAGTCTGGCTGCCCAACGTCAATTTTGCTCCACTGCAAGTACATATAATGAGAGCCAGTAACGTAAGTAGCCACACTCTTATTATAGAACCAAAACCCTTGTTCTCTTTTATTAAATTCACTATCGATGTAATCATACCATTTTTCCTTAAAGTCCACTGGGTATTCCTCCCAATCGAACACAGACTTTATTTTTTTAAGTTCTTTAGGGTATTCTGTATATTGCCACTTATTACTTTCAAATTTTTTTACGTTATTAGCTTTAGGTAAGGCTATTTTAAGGTTTTGTATTTCATATATTTCACCTATTTCACCAGTCTTGCTAATAACAATAATATCGTAATCTTCATTATATCCATACTCCCACTTTTTAGCTTTATTTATTTTAGCTACAGTATGTGGTTTTATATGATCATCTAATACTTTATATAATGTTTGTTCGTACATTATTTAGACCTCCCTTCTGCAAAACCTCTAAAAGTTTTTTCTTTCTTAACTTCTTTAGGTTTGTCTTCTAGTAACTCTTGCTCGTTCTCTATTCTAGTTAATATTTCAAAAGCATCGAATATAGCAAGTTTTTTTGTAGCTGCAGCGTTTTTAAGTCTATCCGCAGAGATATCATCATCTGAATCTACAATTGGTTCTTTAGCTACTTTAATTAGCTCTTCAACCGCCTTGCGCCCAGCTTGGATTATATTCTTCTTCGTTTCCTTGGTATTCATACTTAATTACAATATCATTAGATTTCATACAATAAAGTCTTTTACCTTCAACTAAAAACTCCCATTCGCCGTTTGGTTTATAACCTACAACATCGCCTGGGTTTATTTTTAGATCTTCTAAAGACTTATTACCATATTTTAATATACCAACAAGGCTACGCTCTTTATCAGGCGTTAGAGGATCATTGCTTTTGATAGGCGTTATAAAACATCTATCGCCAACAGTGTTCCAACCATCTTGGTTTTTATATAAATATATTTGTTCTAAAGAACATAAATGAGATTCGTCTTTTAAAAACGATCTACTTTTCTTTTTATTGCCTTTCATATCGTAGAAAGTTCTAAATACATTTTGATGTATAATAACTTTATCACCCACGCTTATGCCGCTATTGAAAGCTAAAGGTACTTGAGTAACTTCAGCTAATCTATTTACAAACTTCCAGTTTTCAATTTTAGTATTAACAACTAAGTCTTTATCACCAACTTTTATTGTGTTTTTGTATTTATCACCAACAGGCTTTACGATAAAATCGTACAAGCTTTTCATTAATACTCTAAATCATACTCAACAGATACAGCCATGTTAGAATTAAACTTCTTCCATGGCAATACCTCGTTGTTTTTCTTTATGTGAATATTATAAGATCCATCAGTTTCATTGAACAAAATATAAGCTATTTCATGACCTCCATAAACTTGCTGACCTATAGAATAATGCATAGCGTCATTTTTGTAATCAGAACCTATACTGATTTTTCTTATAACTGAATCCATTATGCTTCTTCAGTTATTTCAGTGTATTCACCGGTTTTTAGATCAATAGATATTTTGCCGTACTCTTGCTCTAATTCCTGCTTGTATTCTTCTAGTACTTTATTAACCTCAGCAACCTTATGAAGTAATGCGTGTTTTTTACTTTCTAAAATACCTATTTCAATTACAGTGTCTTCTAGCTCTTTATTTTGAGTAGATACTTTTTCTAGTTGTTCTTTTGTTATTTTTGCCATTTTATTTAATTTAATTGTTTTATAACTTTATAGTTACACTATTATTTATAAGTTTACTTCTGCTTTTTTAACTCTTCTATTTCTTTTTTTAATTCTTTTATTATTTTGTAAAGCTCTTGAGTAGCTGATATATTTAACATAGATAAAGCGTCATAGTCTACTGTTTGATAATCATTTACTTCTTTACCATATACAACTACTTTGTCGTTTTTAATTGAATCAACTGTTACACTGTTTTCGTTTACATCAAGAACTTCTACTATTTCATGTTGGTTATTTTGGTATATAAGTTTTATTTTATCACCAATAACGCAATCAATATTTAAATCTATTATACCATTTTTAATCTCTCCTTGTTGAAGAATATTAGGAATAACATCAGTACCTTCTTTTACAGCTATAGGATAATGCTTTTTAACCTGTTGAGCTATTACTTTCTTTTCTTTATCACCTTTGACTGGATCAATATATTTATAGTCAGATATTTCTATTTTAGATAATACCTCTAAGTCTTCTTTAGAATTACTTATTTCTATATCTTTTTTGATTCTTTCATCAGAATATATATGTATACCTGATGCCATGAATCTCCCAGAAGCATGAACACTAATAGCAAACAAACCTGTTCCTGCAAAATTTAAAAAAGGTCCTCCAGATCCAGTATATAAAAAATAGTCAAATGGCGATCCATCGTAATCAATAAACGAATCTATTTCAATAGCTCCTTTAGTGTTAGCAGCTCCACCTAAGCCAACACCTATAGTTGGTCCGCTAGAGCTTGAGCCACCAGTTAAATTAAAAGTAAACTCATTTGAGCTATTTACTGTGTTCGTGCCGTCTCCAAAAGGTATTTGACCACTACTCACAGAGCCTGTTATAATATTAGCTGGAACCGTAGGGATAGTTGGAAAAGCTTGTAAAGCGCCAGTTCCGTCTATATAATCTGTTACAGCACCTGATCCAGTTACGGTAAAAGTTCCTGTGCTTGTTATTGGAGAGCCCGCTACACTAAGTGCAGCTGGCATCGCTAGTCCTACGCTAGTAACACCTCCTGAATTTAAATCTGAAGGACTAATCCTTACATTGTTTCCGCCAGCATAACCTACTATGAAATCTACTGACGAAGGATTTGATTCAGCTGTAAATTGTGAAAATTTAATATCTGCCATTTTTATTGTTTTATTCTCTGACCATTAGGTCTAAATTATTTTCTGTTAACATTCTATCAGTGCCGTTTTCTAATATAATAAAGTTGGTTATAGGCGCTGATCCAGTTCCTGGAGCGTTTGGTATTGCTAATATAGCATTTGCGTTTCCTAGTATAGTTGGCATATTAATCTAAAGCTAATATGTCTGATGCAGTAGTATCTGTATTAAACACTCTTATTACTTGCAAAGGAACATATGAATTATTACTTACGTTTTTTAGTATTACAGGATTTGTACTTGAAGCCGGTAATACTTTTATATCACCACCTGTGCCTACAAATAAACTAAATCCTTCATTACCAGATTTTGTGTTTGAGCCTCCAACTCCTCTATATATATTGTAAGTAACGCCACCTGTTAATCCAGGTGCTGATAAAGTAAGTTTAGTGTTACCGTCAACACTAACTACCTTTGCTGCAGTTTTAGTGCTAGGTTCGTATACTACATCTCCAGCTGCCACTCTATTGAAATATCCGGTTCCACCAGCATTGGTTTGACCATCTAAAAAAGTTGCGCCTGCGTCAGTTAATATTATTCCTGTACCTGCGTTAGTCCCGCTTATATAACTTCCTGGTTCAGGAATATTTATGCTGTCACTAGGAATTACCTGTATTGCTTTTGTTGGTTGATTACTTGCCATTTTCTTTATTTATTACTTATTGATTTATATTTTTCAAAACCGCGTGATCCAAAATAAGCCACGTATACAGTTGTTAATAGTTGTTTTAATAGTTCTATCCACTCTTGTTCTACAGTAAAAGATATCTCGTGATGACTATCCACCCAAATAAAAGCAATAGCCATAAAAGATAAAAATATCAAAGCCATTGGTCTAGTATTCTTACTAAGCCATGAGTCTGATGTCATATCGCTTTCCCAGCGTTTTGTTATTTGAATATCTGCTTCAGCTGTAGCTTTTTCAACTATAATCTGAATTTCTTTTTTAATCTGAAGCTTTTCTTCTTTTGTAGTTGTAAGTTTATCTATAGCATCTCCAACGTCTTTTATAACGTTACCGCTAAGCCATTGCCAGATTTTTTTCATTTAGCTATTTTTATAAGCCTCAGCTTCCCAAGGCAAGTTCTTAGCACCTTCTTGCATTTGTGCTCTTGAATATTTTTTACCTTTCCAGTATACGTATTTATCGTCGTAATTAAGATCACCACGTTTCATTTGGTCTATATGAACCTTTTCGTGGTTTATAACATCCTGGATTTTATTTATTGGAACATCTTTATTTATAATAATAGTTCCATTGTTATTGGCCTTACCCATAACCCCGTCTTCCATATCTACTTGATATATTGGAGTGTTGTCTATTTTGTATGGAGGATTATTAAGTTTAAAAGCCATAGTTATTTTTTATATGGAAACATTTTATTTAATGCTCCTTTTCTAGCAGCACAACCGCAAGGGATGTTTAACCCCTTGCTCATTGTGTCTACTACTTTTTTAATACCAGTAGCTTTAGTAAACTTTTCTATATCATCTCCTAAACCTTTTGATTTCATAATTATACTACGTTCTCGTATACTGAAGAAGTAAATGTTGCGTATTCAGCTTGCTGAGTAATCTTAATACTTCCTTGTTGTCCTGATTGAGCAGCTGGTGCTTGAGCTGTTTTTAAAGCTGGTACTACTGTTGATACAACTCCTCCTGGATTTGCTTTCATAGCATCGTAAATAGCTAAAACAACTCCATTAGCAGCTAAAGGTGCTTCGTGAGTAATTGTGTATTTTTTAGCTCCATTAGCTAAGTCAATTTTAGTTGTTGTCGTAGTTACTGTTTCTACATTTGCAACTTCTGAAATTGGAATCAATAATTCCTCTTGTGCTCCTGTTAGTTCGAATTTTAAAAATTGTGCCATTTTTTGTTAGTGTTAGTGTTAGTGTTAGTGTTAGTGTTTGGCTGGGTTTTACAGATCCCTACTGTTTTACATGCTTCTAGCTATAGCTTTTCCAGCTTCAATTGTAGCTTTAACTTTTTTTCTTTTTTCGGCTGCTGCTTTTTGTGCGTCTCTTTTTTTCTGGCTACCACTTGCGTGAGAATGTATGTCTTGGTTTTTATGACCTACTTCTTCTTTATGTTTAGCGCCGTGTGCAGAGCCTACGTGCTTAGCTGGTGATTCATGATCCATTTTGTACGGACTCATTTCAGCTGGACTATGTCCCATGTGTAAAGCAGACTTTGAATGTTTTGACATCCATGATCCTCCACTAGCGTGTTTAGCTACTGGGTTATCATGCATTAAGTTATATTTTTCTTGTTTTGCAGATTCCATTTTGTTTGGTGATCCTGTACAATGTCCCATAATTTTATTTTTTTAGTTTTAGTCGTGTTTATTCATTGCTTCGGCTTTACCTTTTTCCCAAGCATCAATTTTTTTATTTTTATTTATGTCTATAGCCTTAAAATGCTTGTGAGCCGGAGAACCATGATGTTTTTTATCATATTTCATATCACCTGCTAATTTTGAAATATGCTTTTCATCAGCAGGTCATTTTTTTGTCGCTATGCCCGTGGTGATCATCATAAAGAACATCACGCTTCAAATAGTCGATATGAGCAGCGTCATCTCTTTCAGATGCTTTATAGTTTTCTTTAGTAACTTTTGTATCTGCATGATCCATACAACATCTAGCGTTACCCGTGTATTTTCCGTAATGTCCTTTTTGGTATCCCATTTTATTTTTTTTGTGTTTTCATTATATCTAAAACAGCCTGAGAATCAAATACTTTTTTATGTTTATCTCCTGGTTTTGCTGAGTATATATTTCCTTTAATATCAACTCTTTGAAAACTACCTTCTGTAGAACCTTTAGAATTAGGTATCCATTTCATTTTAGTAGTATCTTGTATTGCTTTAGATCTTGTATTTTGACTTTTTAAATCAGTAATATTTTTTTCTATTTTAGCACTATGTGCTTCTATTGGATCAATTTTTTTTTTACTAAATCTTTTAAATCATCTTTAGTTTCTTCATCTACAGGGGTAATAAGTTTACCTGCGACTTTACCAGCTCCTGATAAATCTGGAATATCAATATCACCTCCATAAAAACTATCGGCACTAAAATACCTTTGATCTAATGGAGAGTTCATATTAGCAGGCGTTTCTGATCCGTGAGATTTATCTGCTTTCTTGGCTTGATCTAAAAGCTTAACTACTTTAGGATTATCATAATCAGGTGCATCGCTTCTACCACTAGATTCTTTAGAAAGTCTCATTGCTTCTTTTCTTAATTTTTCTCCATGCTCATAAAGCGGAGACTTATTCATAAATGCTGATTTAAATTTTGTCATAACTTATTTATTTTTTAAATGGTGACTTATATATTACTTATAAACTTTAGCTGTTTGTGTAATTGGCGCACCTTTGTAATAACTTTTAGCTTTAAGCACTTGCATGCCTGTGATACCAGAACTAGATCCAACCCCATGTGGTCTTCCAGTCTGATCTAATGGTCCGTCCCAAATAGCATTTTCTCCAACAACGCCATGAGCGTTTTTAGATGCCATTGTTTTATCGTAATTTGGATCTGTTTTATGCATAATTTTTGTTTTTAATATTGACCTATTGTACTAAATAGGTTCGTGAAATTTCTATTTGAATTTACTTGTTCTTCTGTCAATCCAGCATGTCTAGCATCTACACCTCCAACCAGCATACCTCTACCGTGCGTAGAAAGACTACCTCTGCCGTCCATAAAAGTCCCAACACCTGTGCTTCCGATTCTATAAGGATCCGGCGCGTTGCCAATAAAAGAACCTCTACCTCCAGTAGCGTAATCCAGTGTGGCTACAGCTCTTCTAGGCTCAACAGGTTTTGGAGCTCTTGAAGCAATTCTAGGATCCATTAAAGAAGCATCAACGCTAGGCATTGAAAAGTTTTTAGAAAGCGTACTTGAATCTAAGTTAGATTGTACCGATCCAACTGCACCTTGCTCAATAACAGGTTTAACCATAGATTCTGAGGCACTTGGTTGCATTTGCGCTTTCATAGCTTGAACTTCTGCTTTGTTATAAGTTCCTTTTCTACCAAAATTGTTACCAAGGAGTGATGCTATTTTTGACATACCTCCACCCAATAAAGAACCAATTCCCTTTCCTCCGAATACACTTTGAAATGAATTTGCTTTTCCTAAAATGTCACCTCCGCCTATTCTAGAACCGGCTAAACCTGCCGCACCTGCTATAGCACCTCCAAAATTTACTGGACTTTTGCTCATCTGTTTTTATCTTTGTTTACGTTATAAATAGCTTTAGTCATAACCTTGTCAGTGTATGTTTCGCCATTAATTATCTTGTTTCGTCTACCTGTATTTATATCCTCTTCGCCAAGCATTATTCTGTATATTCTACTTATAAGTTGCTTGCCTTTAAAAGACACTTTATATATATGGTATTTCTGAGTGGTTCTGTTTCTATGTCTCCAGACTTTAATCCAGTCTTGTTTCAACAGTCTATTCCATCTGCGGTTGTCCCAACTATAAGAATAAACACCCATTTCAAAGTCTTTCTTAGTGAAAAAACTCCATACAATCAAGGTATATAAGAAGTTCTAGATCTGCATCGTTTAAATCATTATTACGACAGGCCCATTTTCTTATAATGCGGTAGTGTTTCAAGAGGTTTAGTTCTCTAATGTCACTAGCGGCTAATCTCATAATACAACGACTATGTCACCTGATTTTATAACGTGATAAGATTCTTTATCAACTTCTATTTTGTGGCCAGCGTGACGATCAAAGTATATTACATCATTTGGTTTAACACCTGCTACTTCGTCTCCTGCAGAAACTACTGTAGCCTGAATATAACGTATATCGTCTCTTTGGCTTTCAGCAAGTAAGAGACCACCAGTTGTTTTGGTAGTCCCTTCTTTTGCTTTATTTATTATTAAGTTTCTACCTATTGCTTTCATCAATTCTTAAATTATTAATTACACAATCAGTAGATAATATTGTTGTTGCTACAGAAGCTGCATTTTGAAGAGCGCTCTTGGTGACTAGTAGTGGATCTATAATACCCGACTTAATCATATTTACCATTTTTCCTGTAACCACATTGTAGCCTTGTCCTTTTCTAGTAGGTGTTTCAACATCTTGAACACCTGCGTTTTCAAGTATAGTTTCAAAAGGAGCTTTAATAGCTTCTAATAAAACTGCTTCACCTAGTGACTTAGCTGTTATATTTGTTGCAGCGTTTAATAGAGCAATACCACCACCAGGAACAATCCCTTCTTTGATAGCAGCTTTAGTAGCACAGATAGCATCTTCGACTCTATCTGTTTTTTCTTTTAATTCTATTTCTGAATTAGCACCTACTTTAACTATTGCTATTTTAGCAGATAGCATGGCTAATCTTTTTTCAAGCTTTATAAGCTTATTAGGATTTTTTTCTTTTAAAAGCTTAGACTTAATTTCATCTATAACTTCTATAACCTCTTGCGGTGATTCTTCTACTTGAAGTATCGTGTCTTCGTGTGATGTAACACTTTTAACACAACCACCCAAATGCTCAGGCTGTATCATTTCCATATCATCGCCCAAGTCTTCATTTATAATAGTAGCACCAGTAAGCAGTGAAAGGTCTTGAAGCATCTGTTGTTTATTAATTCCATAAGTTGGAGCATCAATAACATTTACTTTAATGTTGCCTTTCATTTTATTCATAGCTAGAGCTGATAAAACACCTTGTTCTAAATCGCCTATAATAAGCAAAGGTTTGTTGTTTTTTATTACGTACTCTAGCACAGATTGAATCTGCCTTATTGTATCAACTGGTGATTCTAGTAAAAGCACTAATGGATTTTCTAGTTCAGCAGTTTTAGTTGCTTGGTTGGTTACAAAGTGTGAGTTCTTAAGACCTTTGTCGTATTGAACACCATCAACAACTTCTACATGTGTTTTGCCATCTGAAGCTGTTTCCATCATAACTACGCCTGTGTTATCTACAGATCTAAAAGCATCTGCAATAATTTTGCCAAGCACAGGATCATTGTTTGTAGATATAGTAGCTATTTGATCTATCATGCTACCTTTTACATCTACTGTTAATGACTTTAGATATTTAACTGTTTTATCAACAGCTGAGTTAATACCGTCTTTTAACTCTCTTGAGTTTGTTTTATCAGCTACTTTATAAGCTTCTTGAAGTATTGCATGAGCAAGTACTGTAGCTGTTGTGGTTCCGTCACCGGCTTCTTGTACCGTTTTGCGAGCTGCTTCTTTTAAAAGCGTAGCACCCATGTTTTCTACTGGGTCTCGCAGTATTATAGAATCTGCCACTGTTACACCGTCTTTGGTTATAATTGGTCTTCCAGTGTGATCCTCTAACATAACGCATTTGCCGCTAGCACCAAGAGTGGAGCTAACAGCTTGCGTTAGTTTTTCAATTCCTTTAAATACATTAACCCTGGCATCTTCACCGAAGTTAAGGTTTTTGACTATTGCGTCTGACATATTAGATTAGATTTAATTTAAGTGTATTGGTTTTATTTAAAGGTCTTAACTACTTTAGGTCCGTTTAAAAATTCAACTTTCTTTTTGTAGTGTTCAATAGTTTTATCTATTGAAGTTTCAGCGGCTTCCATTGTCTCTCGCCGCGTAACATCCTTCCAGGTTTCTTCATTGCGAAGATCTTGGTATTCTGTTTGGTAATAACCGTTTGGTAATTGAACTATTCTCCAGTTTGCTTTATCGGCTATATGGTTCCATAGTTTGATTCGGTTTTCATCTGGTTGTGGTTGACTAGTCCACGAATTAGTCTCGTAATAAAACGTCATTGGTTTTGGTTTTTATGTTATTATTTGGTTTGCACTCACCCGTGCCGGGTATATTTATATACTCACTTGGTTTTAGTTATTTTTACTATTGCGCTTTTGCTTGTATTACAATCCATTCAGATCCTGTTGAGTAAACAGCAACACCTTCGTATGATTTTGATATTTGAAAATCCGGATCACCATCTATAGTTTCTCCTCCGGTAGCTGTAATATTTATTTTGTCATTAGCTCCAGAGTTAAGTGATCCATCTGTTGTGATTCTTATAAATCTATTAGTATTCGCAGATGCTAATGGTAAATTTAATGTATAAACCCCGTTGGTAGCAGGGCTCCAACTTAATAATACTAAATTATAATCAGGATTAACAGTGCCGCTTCCGCCTGCGCTTGCTGTTAACAGTTGCGGTGTTAGATATGCTAAACCTTCATTTCCTGAAGCTGCGGTATCATTAAAATTAATTTTAAGATCATTACCGTCTCTGTACAAGCCGCCCGTTGGAACACCTCCAGCAGTAGCATCGGTATCAGAAGCAAACTCAAGCGTTTCTTGTTGAGGTAGTATAATTCTTGGTATTTGATCAACACCGCCACCACCTCTTGTTACACCGCCTTCTGTGATTATCATAGCGTTACTTTCGTCTACAGAACCTACACTTACTACAAACTTAGTATTACCTAATCCATTAGCATAGTCTGTAGCTGGGTAATCTCCAGTATCATTCCTAAACCCTAATACCATATTTCCATCTATACCCTCTAGATTACTACCAAGCATAAAACTATTTTGACTAGTGTTGTCAATAGGACCTGTACAGTTTTCACCAAAAGCAAATTGAGAATCTTTTCCTCTTAAAAGATGTGAATAGCCTAACGCAAAAGCATTGTTAGGAGTTTGAACATTATTATCTCCTCCAGCTATAAAGCATGAATAACTACCAAATAATAAATTATCATATCCTAGAATTTGAGATCTAACGGAGTTTCCAAAAGGTACATTAGCCCCGTTTATTTCATTGCTTTGACCAATAACAAAACAGTTGTCAGCATTGTTTGTAATCTTATTGCCTTGACCTACAGCTAATGAGTTATCTGAATCATTTAGTATTTGATTATTATTACCAACAGTTAAACAATTATCAGAGCCAGATACAATATCATTATTACCAGCGCCAATAACCATCGATGTGTTATCAACCTGTACACCACCAGGATTATTAGATAATACAACTCCGTTTCTAAACCACGCGGCTGGATAAGTGTGATTAGAATCACCGACATCTAGCGATGGATTACTACCGCCACTGTCTCTATCAACAGTTAATTTTGATTTGTATCTAAATCGCTCTGTATAAAAACCACCCTGGTTACTTGTAATTCTAGCATATTCAGTTGTTCCAACGTTAAAGCTAACAGTTCCACCTGTTCCAAACTTAACGCTTAAAGGATCACTTGCACCAATTGTAGAAATTAAAACGTCATTACCAAATCCATTATCCACTTGACTGATAGTTGAAGTATCAAGAACTCCATTAGGTCCATCTGACCATAGTGGCAAAAAGTTTGTTTGACCTGTTCCTGTTACTGTTCCTGTAGCTGTATTATCAGTCCATTCAACTCCATTCCCTGTAGAACTTAAAACTTGACCTGCTGTTCCAGAAAGACCATTACCGTCTTGTAATGGACAACTAACTCTAAGATATGGTCCACTAAACGCTCCACGACCAAAAACATTTAAATCCTGGCTTATTAAAAGTCTTTTAGAAATTACAAAAAACTGGCTTGTGGGATTATATGTCATAAATGAATCACCTATCTTCTGGCCATCAGGCGTAAACATAGCCATAGTATTTAGAGTTCCACCCCCTGTTATAACATTGGTTGAAGACACAACATACGATACTAAATTATCTATTGTTAAACTTCTTGTTCTATTTTTATTTTTGCCAGTTTCTTCAGAATCTGTAATTATTAAAACATCTTCTCCTACAGGGCTTGATTTTTCTGGATAACTATATATTATTGCCATTTATTACTTTTATAATTTGTTATTAATCTATACAAGTTGCGCCTTGGTCACCTGGGCAACCAGGACCTGCTGGAATTGAGAAATCAAAATATCTCTGTATAGTTCCTGAATTACTTGTAGATATAATTCTAGCACATTTAGGATTTAAATCAAATTGATTAATTTTAACTAAAAGTACGTCGTCTATTTGTAATTGATAATTACTTACCAGTTCTGGTGTTGTTCCTTTGTAACCATTAATTGGATCTACAAAAAATTCCTCACCTGTGGCGCACATTTGAACTTGAAAAGCATTAGAAGGCTGAGGACCGGGTGAAGGTGAAGGGCCTGGAGATCCACACCGCGTACAACTAGAATAAATATCGTTTACAAGATAATAATTATTTATAGCTGCAATAGAAGCATCATAACTTATTATTTGTACGCAAAAAGATGATTTGCCGTCGTCAGAACACTTTAAAACTGTATTATCAGGTATTATACTAGGGATATCTATTAAAACAGCAGGAACAACACTATTATCCCAATATTTTTTAGCTGTTACTCTTGTCTGTTGTACTGATCCGCAAATTTGTATTAGGTAAGATCCAGGATCTGAAGGCCAAACTTGATCACTTCCTTTGTATATTTTAGATACATCATCTCCACCTACTTTTATTTTTCCAAGAGCTGGGGTTTCGCTACCAAATTTTAAATCTGCCATATTACCCTATTATAACGTACATTATGTCTGAATCAGGAGGTGTTAAAGCATCGTACTGCGCCTGAGTAAGTGTTCTTATTTCTGTTACAGCTGTGTTTGAGCCTCCAGCTGTAGTTCCCTTTACAAAATTAGCAGTAAAATTAGTTACATATTTTTTATTTACAGCGCTTGAATCAAAGGCTGGAATACTAGGATCACCTAGATTATCTACAAGTGTTACATCATCTGTAAATTTAGCTCCTTTAGCTGTTATATTTCCAGAAACAGCAATGTCACCAGAAGCATTTTGAGATATAGCACTATTTTCTAATTGAGAATCGTCTTCATTCCATTTTAATATTTGGCCATCTGTAAAATTAGAGTTATTTTTAAGGAATATATCTTGAGTTCCTACATTGGTTAAATCCTGTAAACCCCCGCTTGTACTTATATTTTTTACAACTCCAGCGTTTGGATTAGCCCAAGTACCATCACCTCTTAAAAACGTAATAGAGCTACCACCTGTTGGTACATGACCTACGTTAGCCGCTCCATTATATGGAAAAGATTCTATAGTAACAGAACCTGTAGCGTTTGTATTAGATGTTACTGCATTTCCTGTGGAAGCAGTTGCGGAAGTTGATGAAGTTAAAGCGGCTACACCTTGTTCTGATTGAACAATAGACCAGTTTGCTTCTGTAGATGCATCAGCTAAAGCTGAGGTTACACCAATAACAGAATCACCTACAGATAAAGAAGTTCCAATACAATAAAAAGATCCTGCTGTAGCTACTGCGTAATAGTCTCCTACAGCAACAGCTATTCTAGTACCTGTTCCACCTGGGCAGTTATATAAAAATGATCCAGAGTTTGCTCCAGAAAGAATTTCACCGGTAGTAGCATCAAAAGTTCCTTTAAAAGTTAAACCACCCGCAGCGACATTATCAACGTAATCTTTTGTTGTAAGAGTCGTAGCGCCATCACCTCCATCAGTTGAAGCAGAAGTTGCTTTACCAGTTATAGCTACATTAGATGCTATACTTACAACAGCGCCGTTGTCTGTAATATTTGAATCGCCTATAGTATTGCCATCTGGTGTGAACTTAGCTATTTTATTTAAATTACCACTACCACCTATGCTACCAGAAGAAGGATTGATCCACTCTACGTTACTTCCATCAGAAGAAAGAATTTGACCGACAGTACCCATATTGCCACCACTATCAAATAGCTTTTCATTAACTGTTATGTCATCGTTAAAAACTGAAGTGCCTTCTACTACTAAATTATTTTCAATAGTCGTGCTACCTGATTGTATTACGATTTTATTTGCAGCATTGGCCTGCAATACCATAGTTTGAACAGCGTGAAAATATTTTATTGCCCCATCTCCTACGCCAGGTCCATCAAAGTTAAGTATGCTTTGTGATGATCCGTTTGTTGTTGTTATTCTGATTTCTGAATTACCAGAACTAGTAACGTCTAATTCACTTAAAGGTGTAGAAGTTCCAATACCTAAGTTACCGTTGTTATTATCCCAATATAAATCAGCGCTGCTACTTAGTGAAGATGTAGTGTTCCAAAAAGCTACTCTAGTTGCTTGACCACTTCCACTTACTGGAGTAACAGCAGGAACCCATGCTGTACCTGTGGCATTTCCACTACCATCGTTTCCAGTAGCTGATAAATAATACTGAGCTACTCCTGGGCTGGCGTTGCTATCTAAGAAAGCACCATCTACTTGTAGGTCGCAGTTATAAAAACGACCTCCAGCGCTTGTTAATGTTAATTTTAAATTAGATAAACTAGGAGGAGCATTATTAAGATCTGCGTACAAATTAAGACCTTGAGATGTGGTATAATTTAAAGCAGCATTAATCCCGTTTTGATCTCCAAAAATAATATTATCTCCAAAAATAGCTTGAGATTCAAAACTACTTGTAGCATTGACTAATAATGAATCAGATGACGTTGTACCTATTGTTGCGTTTTCAGATGCGGTTAAACTCGCAACGCTAAAATCTGCTGTAGTAGAGTATTCTCCAGGGTTTTGCCCGTCAAATATTATAGTTGAATCACCTATTGTTTGAGCTCCAGTGAAAATTGGTAGAACATTGTTAGTCCCAGCAGCGGATGTAGTCACACCGTTTGCAGCAGTGCTACCGTCTATTGTTAAAGTATTCCCACTAGTAGTTAGGGTTATATTACCAGTTCCTTCTATGTTTAAAGTAGAAGGTGTTACCACTTGCTATTATGCTTGACTGCGTAGGCACTGCTATAGTGTTGAATATATCTTGAGAAGAGCCAGGATCTGTATTAGTTAGTGTAGCAGTTCCATTTGAATATGATACTGAAATACCAGTTCCGCTATTATCTATATTACCAATTCCAGGTGTTGTTAAATCAGCTAAACCAGTGGATACTTCTACAACTAAGAAGTTAGCTTGAACCGCGGGGTCTGCTGTTGTTTGAACTATAACAGAGTCACCTGGCGTAAGAGGAACAGAAGGATCTCCAAAGAAGTCACCAGCGGCGGTTACAACATAGTAATCTCCAGCTGTTACTGGTGTGTCTGTATATAAATCAGTTGTTAATGGAGAGTCTAAAGCTCCAGTGCTTGCATTAAAGCCTCCAACTAAAGTAGTTGCACTTGATAAAACGCTTTGTACAAAAGCTGTAGTGGCTAGAGTATTATCGTTGTTATTTGGAGCAGAGGTAGCTGTTTCAGCATAAGCAAAACCATTATTATCTCTAGCTACTAGTTTGTCTTTATCTGTAGTAGCATTAGTCCAAGAGTCTGTAGCATCTGCTTTTATAATAGATTCTCCAGGCGTTGTTGTTGTGTCTATTATTATATAATCTCCTTGCGTAAAGTTAGGCGCGTCTCCAACTCCAAACTTAGTCCATTCAGACACACCCGGACCTGTTTTAAGGTACGCACCGTTTAAAGAAGGGGTAGTATCACCAGTTACAGCAACTATCATACCTTCGTATACGTTAGGAATTGATCCATCACTTAATTGCGAATGCTCTGGTGTTGTTAACCTCGCGTCTAAAGGAGCTGATTTAAGTACTTCAAAATTTTGAGAGAAATTAAAACTACCTGTGTCTCTTATTGCCATTTTTTATTTTTTTATTATACGAAAACTACTCTGTAGTTAACTGGTCCTGTTGTTGGACCGTTTTTTGTTAATCTTGTATAGGATATACCTGGTACAGTAACACCACCACCAGCATCAATATTTCTAGTCACAGTAGTATCTATATCCCATGTAAAAGTATTTGGATTTTGGTATGTTTCTGTATCTGTTCTAAACTCCCAAACCTGTATTGTTCTTCCGTCTACCATACCTGTTGGAAGCTCAATTCTATGACGGATAGTATCTGTTTCATCGTAATTTTGATTACATTGAATACCATTGTTTATACTAGTTCCAGCGCTATAAGACGCTAATGTCCCTGCATCATAGTCGTTAGCTCCAGAAGATAATCCTAAAAAGTAAGGGAAAACACCTTCAAAGCTTATAGACTTGCTAGCGCTTCCGCCTAAATATTGATCTGTAAGATCCTGAGCACCACTTGGAAATAAAAGAGGAATTGGGCCTACGTCAAAATTTAAGTTCAAAGTCCATGTGTTGCCTGATGTACCTTGTACAACCTCGTAGTTTGATACTGTTGGATTTGAAATAACAGGTTGAGATGCAGTTCCGCTTCTAGTTAAAACAGGTGTAGTAGCTCCAGTTATAAATGCCTGAAGAAGTTGACCTGCATAGGGACCTGCTGGTGCAGTATAGCCTCCAAAAGGATTTCCATCTGCATTAGACAAAAATCCTGGGTTAGCACCTGTTGTTAAGGTGAAAGTTTGAAAAGAACCTATAATATATAAAGCCTGAAGTCCAGTAGATGTCAAAGTAGCAAATGGATTTGTAAATGTTGGTTCTATTGTTGGGAATAAAAGAACATCAAACATTTCACTGAAGGTTCTATTAGCATTGTTTAATTGACTAACTGTAGTTCCTTGTTCAAAACCACCTATATCAAAAGGTATTTTAAGTGTGTCTGGTAATATAGAAGAAACATATACGTCAGATCCGCTTCCGCCACCAGCGCCTAATTCCACCCAGTTACTGCCATCATATACATAAGTAGCATTTACATCTGAGTCATATACAATAAGACCCGCTGCCGGGTTTGATATCCCAATTCTTTGAGTAGATGTCATTCGTGGAGGTAGTAAACCTCTATCTATAGATCTAACTTCTAATGCAGCCGAAGCTTCAGCACTAGCGTTTGACTGGCTATATACAGTATCATCAATAGCAACAGTGCTTGATAAAAGCATAGCAGCAACACCTGCGTTATTAGGTCTTATAGTTACTGCATCGAAGTCTCCATTAAAACCTGCAGCTGATATTTTAAAAACTCCATCAGTGGGACTAGGGCTTAAACCTACATTCCATAAAGATGACGAGCCAGCAGATGTTATATCTTGAGTGAATCTAATAGCAGAACCTGTTATACCGTCTGTTTGATCTACTGTTATTTGTGGAAATCCACCATCTTGTATATGTATTGGTGTTAATGGCGCTGTTGTGCCTAAGCCAACTCTAAGTGTATTTGAGTCAAAGAAAAAACCATCAGAACCAGATAGTCCGGTTGCTGAGGTCCAGAAAGTAACTTGACCAGTTGCTCCTGATCCTGATAAACCACCGCCTCCGCCTGAAGCTAGACTAAGTACATCTGCTATACTCGCTGTCTTTGTAGGCTTTTGACCATCTGAAACGTCCGATATAATAAGTAGATCCTCTGCTTTTGGCGTTATCTGTGGATAGGAATAAATTATTGCCATGTGTGTTTAAATTTTTTGTAATCTGTTTGTTTCTGGGTTATAATCGTGAGTATGCACGCTTTCACCAGCTCTGTCGAATGCACGTTCTTCAGCTGTCATTTGGTTTCTTTTCTCACCTTCTGCAGTAAGTGTGCCATCTGGGTTCATATGCCCGCGTTTTTTAAGTAAGTTCTTGGCAAATGCTTCGTTTCCAACCTGAGCTATCAGTCTTGGAACAAGCTCGCCACGACCCATAAACTGTAGTGTGCTCATATATCTCTATATACTTACATATAAAGCGAGAAAGTTACAAAGTAGGACATAAGCCCCTTACTTATATACCTTATAAGGCTAATGTCACTATATAAAACTAGGCCCCATAGCGTATATCGAGAGGTTGTGCTACTCCTTCTAGATTTTTTTCCTATAGTTTTGTAAGATTGATTGTTTTTATCCAGCCCCGGCTGTTTTTTATAGTTTTTTTTTGTTATATATTTACGTTTTTGATTGAAAATATTTTAACATTTTTACAAACAAAACAAATTGCTAATTGGATAATATAAATGTAAACTAAATAATAATAAATAATAAATAATAATAACTATGCAAAATTTACAATCAAAAAGATTTGTTGTACGCAAATCACTAATCGGAAAAAATCAAATCATTGAAGTAACTTTCAAAAATGGTAAGTCATTCACTTACAATCATGATAAAGTATATGAAATCATGAAAGATAAATTGTCTTCTATGAATTGCTTTGAAAAGTACAAATCATACACTTCATCAACAAGTGTGCCTGTAATACTACGTGACAAAGTAGTATTATAACTACTTGTCATGACATACTGTCACATTCTGTG